CAGAGAAATTAGTCCCATACGTGTAGAACTCTCCCTTACTCACGTTGTACCACACACGTGCGTAATACTTGAGATACAGGGAGTTGTTTGAAGAACTGTCTTGGTGGTATTCAAAACTCTCTGAGTGGATGTGCGGATACCACCGCTGGTTATTCAGTTGTACTTCTATGTTTGATGTGTGCTCTTTGCCTGCATTTATCGAGACTTTGAAACAATCGTCACCATGATCGGCTGCGTTGAAAATATCTTTCGTTTGCAGCGTGAGCGTCGTGTCCTTCTTGTAGTCGTGTCGAGTGCCATGCGATGGAGTGAATTGAGACTTAGTAGAAGCGGTAGTCTCTCCCCATTTGACGTACCCACGCTTCTTATGCGTAGCGAGATCCGCAGGCATATCCTGATAGGCTTTTATCGTTGGTATTGTTTTTACAGCCATCAACCAGTACCTATGTACAACTTGCCAGAACTAGCATCGAATGACAGTTGGCCCTTCTTTAGCGTTGGATTACTCCCGCTGTGCGTTCCGCACTGACCACGAAAGTCAATTCCCTTTGTAGTTGTGTTCGCATTTGGAACATCTGTGGTGACGTTTCCTATTGCTTCGTTCAGATAATTGACTGTAACTGCCTGCTGTGGCTCCGATGGATCTGGGTCGGCTAAATCAACAATCTTATTTCCTTGAAGATCTAAGTCTTTGTACAGCCAAACATGATTTGCTCCCCAAGCTAATCGGCGTTCTTTTTCCTCCCCTGAGTTTCCATAGCATAGGTAGCCTGCAAACCCTGTTTTGGAAATAATGTTTTGCTTGCTATCGCCACCTTTGAGAGTCAATGCACTATCAATCGTAGTCTCTCCGCCAACCCTCAGGTCGCCCGTGAAAGCACCACCAGTTTTTGGCACGTACTTGGACGCAGCGTCAGCATTCGCCGAAGAGAGCGTAGCGGAATCACGCTGGTCAACATAATTGATGGTAGCAAAATCGTTTACGTTCAAACTCTTGAAGTGGGTAAAGTCATAGATCCCACCCTCAAGTGCTATTACTTCACCACCCCGTGCCTCAAAATCAACGTCAAGTGTCACAGACTGAGAACCCTGCATAACCTGATTGACTTTGTAGGTCGCATTGTTTCTCGTAGAAACCGCAAGCCTTATAAAATCACCGGGATAGATTCTGCTGAAATCATGAGTGTTATTCTCAAAATCAGTCTGCGTCATCTTTATGTATTTGCACTGATCCCATTGAAGCACCTTTTCGTTGAGAATGCTTGTGAGCACAAACTCACCAAACGATGGGTCGGGGCGTGGACTACACTTGTACCTTGCGTCTGTTGTGGAGCCCTCAAGGGCAGCAACCTTGTCCGCATTCTGCTGGATAGCCTCATTCTGCTGTCGATCAATATTCGCCTGAACCTGTGCTTGGGCATCTACAGCATCAGTTACAACCTGTTCTGTGATGTACGAATTATCAAGAACCCATTCCTGTGTGGCATATCCCGATAGGTCTACAGGTGGGATCTCAGCAATCTGTTGGTCGACATAATCAACAGTGGCATAATTCTCCAACTCACCACCGACAGACTCGTTGAGGGCATCAACAGCATCTAGCAAGTACCAGTTAGCCTGCTGCTGGTTGTGGATTTCTGATCTTGGAACAGGTGGGATCTTTGCTGGACGATTGCCCATTGTGGCTACGTCTGCTGTTGTAAGCGTTTCTATTACACTCCCAGCAATAGCACCAGCAAAAGAACTGATCGCAAGAACATCACCCGCAATCAACTCATTGTCTAGGATTGTGAGTTTTTCTGTTGTGAGGGTGTATTGGTTTGGTCGTAGGATTACCCCATTAACAGTCACTATTGAGGCATCTACCTGAATATCCTGAGTGATAATAAACTCTGTCTCACCATCACTGCCGACTACCCAGTCTTGATACTCGTAAGAAACATTATTTCCGGACGGCCCTTTTATTGGGCCTAAGTCAACCCACCTGTCGTCAGCCTCACTCCACACCCACCCGTGACCATCACATCCACTATTAAAGCAGTCGGCCTGCTCATCAACTGGAAGTTCAATACACTGGGCAATATAAACATCACCGTCTTCGGCGTCTGGTATTTGCGGAGGCCCACAACCTGCCCAAGACCCCTTGATAGAAATTCCTCTTCCGGGTGGGCCTATACCGCCCTGAGGCCCACGTGCCCCTAGCCACGGCAATTGTGACCATCGTGTGTCTCCAGTACCTATTTTTACGCACTCACTAGCTGCTGGTACGACATACTCAAGAGCAGTCTCCTCCCACCGATAGGTACAATTAGGGGGATCTGCACCATCGCAATCGGCCTTACACTCCCAAATAACATCCCGGCCATCGAGTATGAAACTGCCCGCTAGTTCCTCGGTGGCTGGAGGGTCGTTGTTTGCAGGATCGCCCACTTCTGCTGGAACAGTACCAATGGAGTAGCACCACTCTCCAGAGGCTGGCGTTGGATCATTCTTTAGCCAATTATCGTTCGTATCCTGTCGAACCTGAATACGCCAATAGTTCTTTTCCTCAGAGTCTGTATAGGAATATCTATTGGGTTGCGGTGGTTGCAGCGTCATTTTGGGTCTCCTACTTATAGGTTATGTACAGCAGAAAGCCCAAAATGCCATCACTTCTTCCAATTAGGAAGATGATTCTTGTGTGCCAGTTCCTTTGCTGCTTTATCTGATAACTTCTTATTTTTCTTCTTATAGTGCTTTACAATCCTATCCTCTGTCTGCTTACTGAACTTCTTTTTCGTTGGCTCAACCTCATGAGCATCCACATTGACAGAGCCCCTTACCTGTAGGTTCCTCTTCTTAGCAACACGAACAACATCATCAGACCCCTCAATCCATGCCTCAGGGTCTTTCCACCCACGCTTATCCGCAATACCCGAGTGATAATATCTCCCGTTAGTGGTTATCCCAGACTCCTTTGCTTCCCTTAGCATTCTGTCCGCTTGGAACTTCGGCATGTCGTTGAGCCACTCAGAATTATACCGCTTCTCCATGAATGCCCTCTCAGAACCCTTTGTTCCCGGTGGTTGGGCTAGTGCACACATCAATGCAAAGTTATGAGACTGACCGTCCTCAATCATCTTTAGATAGTGCTTCTGTACTTCTGCTGGATGATCTTTCAGTTCAAATGGAATCACGGCATTAACTCCGGTGGTGGCTGATTAATAGGGTTACCAGATTCGTCTGCCCCCTCTTCTGGGGGTGCCTCCTCACCGCCCCCGGACTCCTCGGCTTCGGAGGCACTCGGCTCTGGGGCCACTGGAGGCGGCGGAGGAGGCGGTGGCGGTATGAGGTAAGGTGCGGCGTCAAGATCAAGTGATTTCGCCCAGTCCGTTAGGAGTGCATTTAGTGGGCCTACTACCCCCATAGGGATAAGACCCTGCAATACTGGTGCAAGCGTCTGAACAGCCATCTGCATTTTTTCAACCTCAGATGCTTTATTTGGCTTTCTAGCTGAACCAGCCTCGACTCGATAATCGAACTCCCTTGCAATTACGTGTACATCAATCCCTGAAATGTACTGACCCCACAACTCTGCACCTAGTGGCCCAACTACAGGAGCAACGTCCTGTGGCTGAAGAAGCCATCTAGCTGCAAGTGCCTCTTTCCTCGCCACGCATGACATGGTGTCCTCAAGAACATTAGCCATATCATCAGGACGAACTGAGATCGCCTCAGCCTTTACCTGTGCCTCTGCTGCTGATCGGTACTGATTTCTAGTCATACCGTAGGCCAATTCAGTAAGACCAGTTGCCTTGTCAAACATCTGGGACACTGCATCAATAATCTTCCAGAGTTCTGGCGTTACCTCTGGCATCTGCAATACAGACACAATGTCGTTTACAGACCTGCCAAGCGTCTCGCTCAACTCAAGAATGGAGAACCCAGACTCCTCATGCTTTACAAGTTGGTCTTTTATGTCCTCCCCTGCTGCCTTTGCAACAGTTACCGTAGTCTTACAGGATGTCATTACCCTTGTGCTAAGGAAAGACATTGCCCAGTTCAGGAACCGTAATTCCGAAATACCCGGCTTTATGTGGCTAATAGGCCAGATATATCCGGGCTTCCTGTGGAACTGAAGGGCAGTCCACGGCCACGGGTTACTGCCATCAAGGTGGAATGGGATAGGCCATCTTGTTCGTGTGAACAAACTATTAGGGAGACCAGTTTCATCTGCTGGTTCGAGGGCTATATCCTTAGTTACATTGAGTGGGAAATCAACTCCTTCGGCTACAACGATATAGCAATTATCCCCTAGTGCCTCAAAGAGTTGCTTGTATTCCTTAGGGAAACCCTTGAGTGTGCTACCGAATCCAGTCTTTGAATAGATCTTGTAGTAGACGATAAGATCGTTTGTCTTGCCAGCCCGCCTCTTCTTCCTATTGGGAGTACCATCCGAATTGAGTTCCCCTGCATAAGACTCCAAATGACCCTTCAACTCAGATGGATCTAGACCATACTTAGCGGCAACATCCTTGATGGGGTGAACGCATCTTCTAGCCGACCACAAACAATCCTCTTGTTCATCAGCATCTGGGTCTAGGAAAAGATTGTCGCAGCTATCGAAAAAGCTACCTATCATCCCGTACGTTTCACCAGACTCATTCTTCTCTGTGTCTACAAGTTCAGTCCAGAGAAGCCCCATCCCCTTGATAATAGACTCATCTACGGCCTTTCTGGCGTTCTCCTTGAGATCCAGTTCGTTTGGCGTGTAGTTGAGATAGCTGGCTATAACCTCCGAAACAGTCTTTCTTGTTGTTTCAGCCTTTGATACCTGAGCACTAATCTGCATGTACTGCTCAAGCCGTGGGTCTGGGGGGGCCTGCATTCCAGCAGGGTCTGGTGGGGGTGGCTCAGGATTTATGTTTAGTGATTCAGGGCTAACAATAGGGAACTTTTTGGCTGTTACTGTCCTCACTGGATTGCGGTGATAGATAACAGACCCAAATAACTTGACTGCCTCAAAGACCTTATTGATCTGCATCCTGAAAGAAGGCGGCCCCATACGAGAGTAATCAACTCCCTGATCTCTCCAGAACCAGTTATTTGACCCATCGAAGAAGTTCATAGCCTCCCGTGCGTCATCGTCAAATGGCTTCTTATGCCTCTTTGACTGCTTGATCTTAGAGAGCCAACTTGTGCATATTGCACGAAGGCCATCCTCTATTTGCTTTTGTGAATATGCCTCTGGATCTGGTACTTCGGCAAGTCCACCATCCCCCGATTGGAGGGGGAGTTCTGGCTCTAGGTTTTCTGAGATTGAATCTATCATAGTTATTTAGAGTTCTCGTCCTGCTTTTGCTAAGAGGCAACTGCTACCGGCTTTTTCTTTTTGGCACTTGCCTTTGCAACCTCAACCTTTGTCTTTGTAAGCAGTGACTGAACCTCCTTGAGTGCGGTTACTTCTGGGTGTACTTGGAAAGCACCCCACTTCTGCCACCCACCAACAGACTCAGAGTCTTTCCAAAACGGATCATCAATGTGCCTAACAGATGGCTTCTCAATAAAGCCTGTATCACCTGCAAACACTAAGATACTTATGGTAGAAACCCCCGGCTTCCGCGACACAAAACCCATCTGAGGATTTTTCGGATTAGTGGGGTTATCAAAGAAAAAAACCCTGTCGCCTACTGTTAGTTCCGGTAAAGTGAAATTTCCCATTAGTGCCTCCTATAAGAAATCGTACGAGTTTACTGAAGATGCAGGTGCTAAGTTTACAACACCTTTTGCCTTACCAAGTCTTTTATCACGCTTTTTCTTCCAATCATGCCACCAAGGTTCCTCGGGTGCCTCAGTTCTTTGGTGCCATTGTGGGTCATATGCTGCTATATATCGTAAGCAGTCAACTAAGTGAAAGTCACCCTTTTTCTGTGGTTCATCTGTAACTATCGCTACTCCTGCAACATAGTTGACCTTTTTCTTGTACCTCCTGAGTTCTTTCTCTAGGTTCTGGCATCGTGGTCTTACATACCTAAACCCTGTTGTTCCATCACTACGAATATGCATGGCAAGTCTAGTGGCCTCAAGACCTGCCTGAATATTGTCTGTGCCCGGAATGAAGGAGTTTCCTGTCACTTCTGAGGCTACCCCAAGTTCCCTGAGTTGCTCCGTGTACTGTTCTTGAGGGGATTTACCAGACCCAATATCCGTTAGCCTTCCACCATGAGCGTCAATCAGAAATGCGTAGAAATGCTTACCTTCAACCTTCCTCTTGAACTCTCTCGCAAAGATCACAGCATTACACTGCCTCAGGTAGAGTTCGTCGTAAGCTAAGAAATACTCTCCGCTTGGAGGGACAGCAACAAACAATACAGCCGTAACAGCATGACCCGGATCAACTATTGCGTACCTTGTCCACTCTTTGGGGGGCTCGTAATGGTGAAGTTCCTCGATATCCTTGCCGTGAACGTAGGGGGTAAACGATGGATAGACCAATAATGAGTCTGTAACAAACTCACCTTCTGCTCGTTGTCTCAATACATCCTCACCAAGTGCACTCCACCTTTCTAGCATCTTGCTCTTTTCATCAGCATCTATATGGGGATTGTCTAGGAATCTCAGAACAAACCGCTTGATGATCCCGCCGCCTTCGTCCTCTGTCTTGTCTGCTCGTTCATTCAAACCAATAAGAGCCTCATTCTTTGAGTGCGGCATAGCAGACCAACAAAACCTACCCTTACGGTCGGCAAGCCTAGCCTGCATTTCTGGAACCCACTGCTCGTTGGCAAGATCCTCGTCAATATGAACACGATCTGCCTGAAAACCCTGAGGAGGATCACCCTCACTAGAGAAGCAGTAAATAGTCCATCCGTTATGTAACTCGCAGGAATTGAGGTAACCAGCCGATTTCAGCAGCCAACTCATGGACTTGATCATTCTTGGGGGTATGAGCGGGGGTGCGGGTTTAGCATCGTCCTCCCTGCCAGAGTCAGTGATAGGATCAAAAGCCCTCCACTTCCCGTTGTCCTTTATGATCTTGAAAGCACCCGACTTGAATAAATAGGGGACAACAACAAGACCAATGTGCTTCCAGTTCTGCCCAACTATTATTAGGTTACCCCCCTCAGTAGGGTATTTACCGCTAATTGGGTGTGTTCCTGTGGCTGCCCAAGCATCCTCCACAAAAGTGCAGAGGGACTTTCCTGAACGATTACCACCAATAACGAGGGTTTCAGACGCTAGTTCATTGTGGTAATTCTGCTGCATCGGCGTTGGTTTGTATAGCCTGAGCGATTCGAGACTCCGACTCGACAGTTCCGCTTGCAGTGTCCTCAGTTCTTCTATCTGGAAGTCCGACAGTTCCTTCGACAACTTGCCCATTCTGGCCTCCTGAAATGGCTATTGCGTTCTGTAGTCGCAATTCTATTGCATGTTCTAGTTCCTCTTCTGTCATGAGTTCGACAGGCTTTTTAGATCCACCAAACTCTGTGTTCTTTGTCGCTATTCGTGTGACCATCTCAAGAACACTCTGCCTTATCCTACCCCCAGCAGGGGCATCCAAATACTGCTTCATGGCAAGTGCACTAAACCCCTGAACTCCACCAAACACACCCATCAATGACTCAACCATCTCTGCTGTGTGTGGAACCTTTGGGCCACCAGTCTTAGCCATCTTGCGAAGACGTTCCATTGCATCGTCTTCAATCTTCTGCATGTCCTCTCTGGCCTGCTTTCTGTCCTTACAGGCATTACATACAAAAACAAACATGCCCTCGCCTTTCTGGGAGGGCTCGAAGAACTCTTTGTTTAGAGGCAAACGCTCACCGCACTCATCACAAGTACGTTCTGCAAATTTAGTAGGTAGGCTCATCTGTCTAACTGTATCTTATTTACAAAGGCTGTTGGGCTTTTCCCCTGAGCAGAATCCGCTATCTGCTTCAAAGCGGTGGGTTCCAACGGTTGTCCCATTTGATCTTCCATCACATCTGTCAAACTCCGTTCATCTACAAAGTCATTAGGTATTGAGTATTGGGGGAGTCGTGCGATTAGTTCTCTTAGTAGGTCACTCATCTCAAACCACCCTTCCTTACACCATTCCTTTTCATCTTCCACTGCCATCTAGTTTTACTAGGAACCAGAAATATACACGAACACTCTGAACATTCGCCAGCACAGTTCGGGCAGCCGGGAGCACAAAGACATTGCTTCTGTGGCTGAAATGGTATGAGTTCTACCTGAAATGCCCCAGCCTGCTCTGCTGACCCACCCCCCCAACTTTTACCAATTATCCCCGCCATGAAGCTACCATCACTACCGTTCTTCATTGGGGCGTAGTCTGGGGAGTCTGGCAGGAAGTCTGCTAGAGTCTGCTCTTTTGAGGAGGAGTTACGAACAGTACGCTCAATGCGAGCACGTATCTCGTCCCGTTGCTCTGGGGTCAAGTCTTCCCACTGCACCAAGAACAATAAGGCCATGAGTATCATTGCTCATCTACTGGCTCGGGCTCCGGAGAGTAGGAGGGTCTTCTGAGTAGGTCTAGCTTTCGGTCGATATCCCTAGAGATTTGCTCAAGTTTCTCAAGGTGGTCTTCGATGTCCTTGAGGCTTTCTGAGTTCTTATTGCCTATCTCAGTGTTAGCCTGCCCTATCAGCACCATCCCATCTTTAAGTTCCGCGATGGTAGCGGTTAGCGAGACGTTGCTTTCAGTAACAGCATCAAGCATGGCAACGTATTTTGTTGAAGCAGGCTTCACCAACTCAGTCCACCCGACATACGCAAGGGCGATCAGAAGGAATGTTGAAACACCATTCTTGGCGACAAATTCCGTTATCTGTGCGGCTATATCAGACTTCTTTGTTTCTTCGTCAGCCATCGCTAAACTCCTTAGTCATTCTGTGCAATCTGGTTTGATTGGGGCTGCGAGCCGTATCTCCTGTTGTAATGCCACGGGTACTTTTGTCTGGCAATCTCTCGGCGTCTCATCATCTCTGCATCATATCTCGCACGTCTATTTCGCAGCATTTGGGCGTAAGGAGACGCTTCCTTTGCTTCTTTTCGTCGAGCCTCGGCAGCACTTGCAAGGCGTCTTGCATCATAAGAAGTCCTTGCTGGGGCGGGCTTGTTGTTATTGGCCTGCTGATTCGGCTGTTGAACTTGATGGCTTACTTGCTGTATTGCAGGCTGCTGTGCAGGTTGTTGCTCGGCCTGTTGCGGAACCACTACCTTGTTGAGATCGCTATTGCTTATTCCATTGTACTGGTTTGTTGCAATGTCACCCGTAGTCACCTTGGGTGTTTTCAGTCGAAATTCTCTAAGTATGTCGCTCATTGTATTGCCAGCCTTTCGCTAAATAGACCGAGTGGGCTTTGTAACACTTACGGTGGTCTTAGGATTCGGCTTCGTAGCTTCGCCCATAAGTTTCTCAAAGGCTAAAGATTCTTGCGTTGGTGGCTTCTTCGGAGCAGGGCCTCTGCCCATACGCTCTTTGGCTTCGGCATCTCTTGCTTTCTTGTGTTCTGTGGCTCTTGCACGAAACGCTTTCGCTGATCTAATTATGTCGCTCATCTTCTAAATAACCCTCTTCTACGAGTGAATGAACCTGAACTGCTTGTTGGGCAGTTCCCTGAAGGACAAGACGAGGAGCCTGCACTAGAAGACGGTGCTGATGCCCGAACTTCTGTGTTATGTAGTAGGTTATGCAAAGCTATCATCTCATTTCTGCTCATCTTGTTTACCGAATCTGCCTCAACATCATGTACGTTTATCAAATGTCTACGCATGTCTGCGTCAGACGCCTGTGCAACCCTCTTGTCTTCAAAAGTCCAAGTGCTACCACCAAGACATACAATGTCTGGTTCTTCCTGTTCTTCTGCTAGTTGTTCAACAACTTCCTCAGGAGTCATGCCGAGTTCGTCAAGGTTGTACTCAACCTCAGCAACATCTCCTACCTCTCGGAGAGTTCCGCTCTTACACATTAGCTTGTCATCATCGGTGCGAAAGTTACATGTAACCATGACTTTTCCATCACCAACTTCACCCTTACCGCCACACTCAGGGCAAGTATCGCCAGCACTATAGGATGAGCCTCCCCCTCCTCCATCAGGAACGTCTGTTGCAACCAAGTAACTCAGGTAAGCAGCAAGACGATAACACTCACCACGGGTAAGTGGTTGTGTGGTGGCAGCAGTAAGAACAGCACCTGCCAGTGCGGTTACAAAAATAACGGATGTTTGTAGTAGTGCGATCATATTAAGCCTCCTATAGCCTCGCCCCAATTCTTTAGTTTCATCGGCGGAAATCCACTTACCGAACTCATTGCGTACCCATCTCTGCCCGAGTAGTCCTTCCATCGAGCCCAGAACGATCCTTTAGGAATCTCTGGGATGTCTGGGTTTCCTTGGACTGTACGATTTCCCTTAATCCAAGAAGTTCCCCATGAGTTCAGAATAAGAACCAATGGGCCAGAATAATTCTTATGAGCCCACTCGGTATCATCAATTCCAATAGTAGCCATAGAATGGCTCCAAGAACCGCTCCTCTTAGCAACTCCATTGGCATCCCTACTCTTTGCGAACCCTTGACCACCACATGTATTTATCCCATAGCCTGAAGCAATGGCATCTCTCATCTCCTCAAATGATTTTACTCTTGAGTATGTGAGGGTTACGTTTCCGTTGAGTTCGTCAATCACCGATTGTGGTGGGCCCGACCTGCAATACTTCTCAATCAACTTGGTTGAGTATTGAGTCAGATCACCAATGTCACCGCCGTAGTTTATGCTGAATGCAAGGCCGATCTTGTCCTTACTGCGAGCAGCCGCCGAAGAACACGACCAACCTGATGCCCCTCCTTTTTTATTCCAATAGCACGGCGTGGGATGGAAGGGCATTCCACTCTTGTAAGCAGCATCTGGTATATCAGGCCACCCGCCATGACCATTAGCAACAGCCACAGCAAGGCTTGCTATAGCAGCATGGCTTTGACCCCGCGAGACACAGTCTCCTGTGGGCTGCGATTTACTGCCATGATACCAGTCATCCCTACCACTGACCTCCCAGACTGTGGGGTAGAGTAGAGATAACTTGCCTTTACCCTTGTCTTCAATGCCAAACTCCCGGGCAGCATCACCAAACTTACCATACTTCTGAGACTCAACGTACTCAGCACCTTCGGGGTCTGGCATAGCACCTTCGTACCCTGATTCGTAGGCAGATATACATTCCTCTACGTTCTTAAACTCTGCTGGTTTAGGCCAGTCGTTATTGCGAGTTCTTTCGGCGATGGTTTTTAGTTTAGCCATTACTTCCTCTTTGAGAGTTTCTCAATAATCCATTCAACCAACATTATCGCCCCGATCCCTATAAGAAGGAAACCGAGCATCCACCAAACAACTGTCATCATCGCACCGCCTTTGCCATATCCTTTAGCACCAGAACGAACGCATCCCTACCCAGCCTGTCAAGTGGAACAATGTCCTCTCCAACTTGATCGACCATAATCTTCTCAACTTCCCTAGATACCTCAGGGTACTTTTTGAGTGGAGCCTCAACCCCACCATACCCAAAGGAAAGTAGGCCAATAACATAGGTCTGGAGTTTCTGGGTATCGTTGACGAGATCTTTAGCATCAGCGTCAAGTTGCCGTGCCCCCGAGTCGAACGTCGCTGACATGGCAGCACGGTCGGCCTCCTCCATAGATCGACTAGCGTTATGTAGTGCCTGTAACTCACCCTTATAGTCCTCCACTACGACAGCAGGAACATCATCTGGTTTAGGCTTAGGGGTTAGTAGATCGCCGCCAAAGACATAGCCTAAGGTGGCTACTACTATGCCTATACGAATAAGGTCGTTGAACTTCATGCTCATCTCCTTTTTCTAGGAGTAGGCTTCTCTGGCTTGGCGTGAACAAGATCGCAAGCCAATTGGTCGCACAGACCTTCCGCTTTCTTCAGGCGTCTTCGCTCACAGAAAGCCTTGATCTTCATTACCTCTACCACAACCGAGGATCGTTTTGTGTCCTCAAGTTGCTCCTCAGGTTCAGCAGCTACGGTTTGACATGGGCAATCTACCGTGGACGGATTCTGCGTCCCCTGAGAAGCAGACGAGGGAGAACTCTGCAAAACTTTCTCCTTGATCTTGGGCCAGAACAGGATCACACCTGCTCCAACTGCAATGAGAATCTTATCTATATTTTGTTGAATCCACTCAAACATTTTTGCCTCCGTTTAGAAAAAAGCCCCCTCCAGAAGTGTTTGAAGTCTTCTGAAGGGGGCAGATGTGATCACCACCTCTCTGGTGTTACTCTTCTCGTTCACCCAAAGAACTAACAGGAACTAGGGACATTGAAGGTGCCGAAAGTTCTACCGGAGCGATACCGTCTCCCAAACGACCTGCAAGTTTGGCAGCGGTTAGAGTTGCTCGGAAGTTCGACCTCGCAATCGACCTAGCAGTAAGACGCTCCCCGATGGTCAGTCGGGCAGCGGGCCTGCCGTGGCAATCATCCTTAGCCAAAGAAGCCGGGGCCTGTAAAACCAAGCCATGACATCCCGACTCAACTGGTGCAAGTTCTTGCTCGCCGTGACAACCCCGCCTAATACCATGACAACCGCGATAACCGCGACTGACAGTACCATTAGCAAGACATACGCTAACAAGCAAAAGAAACACCATAGATGCGAATGCAAGTTTTACCTTCATAACAGTTCTCCTTATGAGGCTGAGTGCTCAGATACCGCACCAACGAGTGTGCGAACCTTGCCGTCAGCATCAGGGGAAATTGCATAGCCGTAAGTATCTCCAGCACCAGCGATTGCTGCACCAGCAGAAACGTCAAGTGCGTCTCCTGCTGCAACGGTAGCTGCTGTAGTGATAGCAGTAGGGCCACTCACAACAACCCAGAACACGTCACCGTCGCGAACACCATCCGATGGAAGGTACTCGTCAACGACTCCCGTAAGTCCTGAGCCGTCAGCAGAAGCAGCGTCAACCGCCGTAAGAATATTCTCGGCTTCAAATGAAACTACTGTTCCCGGTAGCAATGGGCCACCAGAGTTATTCCGAACAGCAATACAAGTAACTGGACGATTTGAATAATGCAACGAGGCATGAGTGGTACGGGGATCAGTATCCGTAAAGGTTTTCTGAGTCCCAGTTACGCTCTCACCCTGTGCGGGATCAATCGTAGCTACGGTTTCCAATAGTGTGTGACCTCGGCCAAAGCCCGGATCGGTCATGAGTATGCCAGCCATAGTTTACCTTTCGATGTTTAAAGCTATGCAAGTGGTGCTAACTTAAAGAAATTACGAGGCGACTTAAATTTGAGGTTTGCTAAAACACTTACGACGTAACGGTACGCCTGAGTGTCTTCGTTATAGAACGGGCCTTCTGCTGTCATCAGGCTGCCTTCCATACAACGAAGTTCCATGTTGGCAATACTCAAACCGTAGCCAGTGTTATCTGGAACAGCGTATTCCGTACTGATCTCAACGCCGTCTTGTTCAAAGACATCATTGAAACCGTAGGACTTGAGGCCGTTCTGCTTGGTTACAATCGTTCGCTCTTTGGAGTCGAGCGTGTTCATGTAATCAATGAAGAGACGACGATCAAGAATGACCATGTCGATCTGACTCTCGCGAGTGTCATTTCGCTTGGCCTGCTGGATTCCTTCACGTGTTGAAACAACGCATGTGTCAGTCCAACCACCACCGCCATTACCGAAGTTTGTACTTAGGTAATTGACAATGATTGGGGAGTAGAAGTCGTACTCTGGATCGGCAACACCGTTAGGCCAAACACCTTCGAGTTGACTACCGGCTACCGCACCAAGACCTGTATTGACTCCAGCATAGCTATCTGCTGGGTAACCAAACATGTCTTCTGCGTTTGCAGCACGTTGAGTTCCATCGTTGATGTTTACAGTACCGTTGTTAGCCATCATGGATTCGATGCCGTGGAAGCGAAGTTCATTACCTGCTTCGTTACCATCAACCCAAACCTCTTTGGCTAGGTGCTGCTCCATTGACTCTTGGAGTCGTGAGGCCATCTTGCCAGCAACATCAATGAGTGCCTGTTGCCCGCGATTCTCCAGCATCTCTCGTTTGTAGATACTGTCCGTGACCTGATAGCCACGGTAAGGAAGATTGGCGTCGACCCACAAGTTCTGGCGAGCGAAAACGCGAGGAGTTTCCCCGTTATTTCCGGTCACTGGTTGGTTACGATATCGAACCTGCCAGTTCAAACCCAAACCCGCTTGGTTCATCATAACATTTCCAGAAGCCTCTAGTGCGGCAAACACTTTGAACTTACGAAATGTAGTCAACTCTTCTTCACGAAGATAATTGACAATCGTAGTTCCAATCGCACGGGCCCAATCGGTACTATTAGCCATTGTTAACCTTTCCTGTTATGAGAGCCCCTTGCTTGCCAGAGTTTCTCTGAGCATCTGCTCAAACGAACCACCCGACCGTGCTGGTTTCTCTCCGTTGTTTATCGCCTGACCTGCCGACCTGCTAGGTTTCCTACTAGCCTCAGCCCTCAGGTACTCCATATTCTGCCTTGAGTTATCAGCCTGCGGTGGCGGTTGCTGCGGTGCCGGTTCAGGTGCTGGCTGGACTGCCTGCATCTGTTGCGACTGTGCTACGCTCGCCTGCTGCTGACTGAATCTCTGAGTAAGCAACTCTCTCTCGGCCATTGCAACTGCATAGTCCCAACGTGCCTGCGGGCCATTGATGCCCAGAGAACGTGCTTTCTCAATATTCTTATGTACAAGTAACCCCTCTGGAGTGACATTACCTGTGTTGGAATCTATGAGCCAATCTGCGTTTTCCTGCTCAACACGCTGTACAAAAGACTCATTATCCCGTTGCTCTAACTTCTGAGAAATCAGTTCTTCTGCTTTACTTTGGGCTAACTCTTGAATCATTGGGCCTAAAGTATCTTCAGGGTTATCTAAGAATTTTTGTGCAAAATCTGCTCTGTAGTTTAGGTGGTCGGTTAGCTGGGTACGTGCATCTAATGGTGCATCATCAGCAATAACCTCCCTACCACTCGCATCCCTAGTAAGGTAGCGGCGAAATGAGTCCTTTACTTCAGGTGGTTGCCATGCTTTCTTGACTACTTCTGCCGCTTGACTTTTCTGCTGGGCCTCCTGCTGGGCTGAAGCCTTCCACTTTTCGTAGTCAGATCTGTTAGCTAGGAACTCCTGTGCATAAGGAAGAACCTGCTGATACTGGGCAAGTGCCTGAGATGCGGACTTCTCACGCTCCATAGAGTGATAGAGATGTGCTGCAATGTCCCTATCTGACTTCCCTTCAAACTCAGGAAGACCTTTAAACTGCCCCCAATAGTCAGGTGCTTGTTGGGGGGCTTGTTCAGGTATGGAACCTTGTTCCTGAACTTGGGGTTCTGGTGCCTCTTGGACTGGTGCTTCGGCTACTGGATCAGATACATCCGTCGTTTCGTCTGACATAATTGCCTCCTATTACTAAGTGAATAAATATAATCCTAGTAGTAGGGGCTCCTGAAACCAACAGATAAAACTAGAAACCGTATTTGATTTGTTGCTTTGTCAGTTCCTTTACTAGGTCACTAACTTCATTATGTCCAGTAGACTGCCGTTCTCTGGTTTCATTAACCAAATCCTGTGCTTGTTCCTGTGTCCCCCTGAACATCTGCATACTATTCAAGCTATGTGGATTTGCCTCTTCGCCCGTAGGCAATATCTGCTCCCATTCGTAATTGGGAGGAAGTTCATTGCCACCCTGCAATCCATGTATGGGTACTTGGAAAAGGGGCGATCTCGCTGCATCTTCAGCAGCATCGGCCCCAACGTGGGTTGCATAACTCCCCGCCGCAGACGCTGCTGACCTGATCCCCGGCTTTAAAAGAAGGTTTGATACGGATGGAGCGAGTCTCCCTGTCTTGGCTAAATACCCCGCTCCGCCCATAAACGGTACGGTGACAAGAGTAGTGGGGTCGGATGCGTTTGCCATAAAGTGATAGGCCATAGCACCCTTTGGAGATAGGTGTTTGCCTGTCTGTGCCGTGTAGTGTGCAGAAATTTCCGGAGGCATCAGATCGTTGCGGGCCTGATAGAGTTTCGACGCCATGTCATGCCTCTCCTTAGCATCGGCGTTTTCAGGGAAGATCATAGGGCCATTATTCAGATAGTGCAGATTAGCGGCAGTTCTGTTGAGTTGGTCGTGCGTGAGCCCATCCAGTAACCCATCTGGCCCAACAGTACCTTCAACATCCTGACTGTCGATATCGCCAAAATTCTGAGCCACTGCGTTATGCATATTTGCTGGAATATTCAGGGGATCGAGATCATTTTGAAAGGCATTCCAAGCGTACTCGCCAGAACCCCTAAATGCCCCGCCATGAAGCCCGCGAGAACCCCACTGCTGAATCCATCCACCACCCGTCCAAGGATTATCCATCAGATTCTCTACATCATCACCAGTGCTGTGATCCCCGCCATTGATATACTCTAGTGTTCTGTGGTGATTTCTAGGAGTGAAGATACTATCGGTCTCTCCAAATAACCCACCAAAAGGCATACTGTTCTGATACAAGTGTGGGTCTTGGTCTATTATCACACGATCTGCTAGGGTATCGAGTGTATTTCGACCCACTCCAGCCAACCTGCTAATGCCGAGCCTGTCTGAGTGGGGAGTAATACCGTCTACTCCTTCTGGGTTATTGAGGAGTTCACTAAAATAGGCATAGCGGTTATATCGAACATTGTTATCTATATCCCCCTGCGAGAAGGCATGCCCCATAGGGAGACCACCGTGCTCATCCACATAATCAGCTAACTCACTCTCTGTCCATCCAGCCCCACCAATATCAGCCCTTGCACTCTTCCCCCACTCCCTTGCCCTGCGTACATCATCAAGATCTACAACCTCCTCCTTTATTCCTTTGCGTTGGTCTGGCTCCCGAACGTCTCGGTCTGCTCGGTCGTATGTAGGAGTAGCGTAAAAGCTTTGTTTGTTCCAATCGACAAACCGCTTTGCCTCTGCACGGTCGGCATCATCGACACTTCCATCGAACAATGCTCTCCGTATAGCACCACCATCAAACTCCCCGGGTGGCTTAGTAGCTAGATCCTGACTAAGGGCAACATTCCCGTCTAGCCTTGCCTGCTCCCTAGCGGACATTTGTTCAGGGAATCCAAGGGCGTTGGCTGCTGGGGGGAGCATCTCAATAGTGTTTTGAAGTACCCTGTTACCCCACCCTCCGGGCTTATAGAGACTATCCATCCATGATTCAGGTGCCTCAAAGTAATCAAGTAAGTCCACTGTAATCCTCCTCACCTTCTTGGCCTAGTAGATACCAAGCCCTTTCCATCTCTGTTTTTAGTCTTGGAGTTCCAAGGTCGTATTGCATTTGTAGCTTATCGAGTTCTCTGATTAGGCTCCCGCTAGCAGGGTCTACTGGCATCATACGCTTATTTGACCTCTCTCCGCTCACTGGATTTATGAGTCCATCCATAAGGTTTCGGAAGACTTCAGTCTCACGCATAAGGTCATCATCCCCCCATCCGGGAGCACGGGTACTTGGGTCGACTTTCCCTAACTGATCCTTGATTGTTGACATTCGCGGAAGGAACTCCTCAATAGAGTTTTCATACTGCCAACGATTTCTAGTATCGTCAAAGTCATATCCGCTTCTTTCCCATGTTTCACCTCCATTAGGGTAGGAGGCACCGTCAACCCCGCGAAGCCACTTCAGATGCTTCATAAATCGCCTAAGGCCCCCCTTGCTTATGTTATTCATATTAAGAACTTGGGCGTTCCCCGGATCGAGATTCCTCCTGACAATATTATTAAGTGCATTCCTATCAAGACGACCGTGCTCGTAGTAAGGCCCGAATGCCTCTTTTGACATGAGATGCCCCGAAAGTCTGGGGTTATCAATATGCCTCTCTTCGTGCCCTAGTACATCATCAAACAATCGTGACCAATAACCCTGCTTGTTATCATCTAAAAGTTTGCCTTTAAGCTCCGTTGGAAATACTGACGTAACGCCATTGACATAGCTTCGCCCCAGAACGTGATCCGGATCTTCCGCGTGATGGAACCAGATTATTCTATTTCGGTTGGGGTCAAGATCGGATATTGGGGGACTTGGGCCAAGATACCCAGATTCGCCGGTTATATCGTTTAGGGTGCTGTTTTTGTGAATGTTAAGTTGCTCCATTCTCTTTGCTTGCTTTAGCGCTGTGTCTGGGTCTCCCGTTAGTGCCCCCAGCAGATCCGCTCTGGGCACTGTTATGAACGGTGAACGCTTAAGTCTGGACGGATTGATACCATACGCAGGCCCATGCATAGCATCAGCGAGACCAAGTGTCGCAGGGTGACCACTATCCTCAAGCAACTCGTTGATTAGCCTTGCTACGTCCCCGTCAGGATCTTCATTGAGCGTGTGGAAGAGGCTCTTGTTTCTCAACCCTTTTTCTCGATACGGATCGCCCCAAATGTCGTCCACCACAACGTCGCCGAAGAGACGCTGGTCGGGGTACAGACCAACACCCTCATAGCCTTCTCTCTCTAACTGGTTTAGTTTCCTTATGAATCTTGCTGCGGCTTCGTACTGATCATCTGACATTACCTTAAAGCCACCGCTATCATCAATCAGTGCATTCATCATGGGGCTGATTTTTTTTCGGTCAATCCCAGCAGCCGCTAACTCTGCATCCGTTGCGGGGCGGCCCTCCGCAGCCATCCAGCCAGCAGTCGAATTAGTAAGCCGCTCACCAATGTCCCTATATTTTAGGAGGTTTATGGCTGGCTCTTGCAGTACAGGCGGAAGCGTATTCTTACCATCCACCTGATCAACAAGGCCATTTTTGCCTGCCAACGCCTCTGGGTCACGTATACCTTCTGAATGCTCGCGGATGTAGTCTAGGAATACCTGAGAGTGGTTTGGCTGGCTGTCGAAGTTTTTGTAATAGTTGTTTACGACTCCATTGAGATCAATTACATCCTTAGCGGGAACCCCCTCCGGAAAGACGTTCGTATTTTCAAAGAGGGGCTCTGCTTGCGTATCACTCTGATGCTTTGGGTTATGAGGATCTGCCCCATATGACTCATTAGAAAAGGTCGTATGATTCAAACCCTTTCCCGTAGAAATTGGCTTCGGGGGTTTGGTATTGCCATATTTTCCCATCTAAGAAATCTCCTTAGATGACTTATGTACCAATATCCTTCTTGGATAGCATCTTAGCTAGCCTCTTACGCTTCCTCCTCAATACCTCAAGCATCCCCATAAAATGGGGGTTACACTCCACAGGGAACTTGCTTTTAGCCTGTAACTCTCTGTAGAGGCGAGTGTTTCTCATGTCTCTTTGTGGTTTCATATCTGTAGTCATCCAGTAGGCTGAATATGTTCATATAGGTACTACCATACCAATTAGCAATCTCTTTGTAGCTAAAACCCTGCTCATCGTGCAATTCAAGCATCTCATCAAGCTGTTCGTCAGTAAACTCCATGTTTTATCTCCATATACAGGGAAGTGTATTAACTCTCGGTAAAAGTGGGTTTTCTTGGTTTTGAAAAACGGGAAAAAATACAGGAGGTGGTCATAATATATATGTACGCACGCATGGGGGGGCAAGGGTGTCCGCATATGCCTGTCCCCGGGTGGCTGTGTGTCGCATGAAACAAGGGACGAAACGATCCGCCGAAAATCCCGCTATCGTTCGATGGCCGGATTCGGGGCAATTTCACAGCATCAAACTATGACCTGCTTCCTCCCCTGCTCCCTCCCCTT